GCGGCGCGGCGGAAGGCTACGTCGAGGCCACCAATTTCTGCTTCGAACATCTGTACAAGCCCGAGCACCAGAAGCCGCAGGTCCAGGTGGTGACGGAACCGGTCGAGCTGGAGGCCAGCACGGTCGCCTAGGGTTGGCTGGAGCATGCTTGCTCGGGCTCGGCAGCTATCCGGTCAGACTGAAACGTGCCAGATAGCACGAACACCGCGAGCAACGTGATGTTACCGAGCAGTTGATGCGGCTCGGTAACATCGCTAGGCAAAGAATCACTTCAGCGCCGTACCCACCAAGAGATTTCCGACCTGGCAAACCGCTGCAGGAAGAGATCGCATCGCTCCTGATTCGCACAGGCAAGAATGACAGCCGAGTGAGGAGACCAATGACAACCGAAGCAGGCAACACTAGAGCTTTGACTTGCATTGAGCTGGCTTAGCCATATTTATCGTTTAACATAATATACATTATGCGAACTTATATGCTTCGTTTTACGAGGCTCGATGCTCAAGCTTTCAAGCTTCGCATAATGTGACTTCCGTTAAGTTTCCCGCCCAGACCCCATACCTCTCGTCAGCCTGGCACAGTGACATCATTGCGCCCCGGCTTCGCTAACCTATGGTCAAAATAGATTCATCGGCCGTATGGCCAATCGGGCTCCTGCAGTCCGCGTTTGACGCCTAGTTTTCATGGACGGAAGCAAAGCTACTTCCTCTCCGCCGCATTTGGGCCTGGACGCTCGTCTTTCCTGATTGCGCGCATCGCATTGTCCGCATCGATCCAACTTGTGCACCGAGTAGTTCCATGCCCGGTATGCGCGCCATCTTTGCATTAGGCCGGGCATCAGATTCTCTCTGAGGAGTCCAGCTCATGCCTTCCAACCTGAGTTACCCCGGCGTCTATATCGAAGAAGTACCCAGCGGCGTGCGCAGCATTACCGGCGTCGCCACGTCGATCACGGCGTTCATCGGGCGCGCATTGCGCGGGCCGACCGACGACCCGGTTCGCGTCCAGAGCTTCGCGGAATATTCCCGCCTGTTCGGCGGCCTATGGCAACCGAGCACCATGAGCTACGCGGTGCTGCAGTTCTTCCAGCATGGCGGCAGCGATGCGCTGATCGTTCGCGTGGCCAACGCAGCCGTCACCGCGACGCTGGAACTGCCTACCGCCACCGGATCACTGCTGCTGGAGGCCGCCAGCCCAGGAGTTTGGGGTAGCCGGCTGCAGGCAACGGTCGATCACCTGACGCGCGATACCGCAGACACGCTGTTGTTCAACCTGCTGATCGAAGAGCTGGATCGCCCTGGAGGCACTGTCACCGTTGCCTCGGAGGTGTTCCGCAACCTGTCGGTAGACCCGCTGAGCCCGCGTTTCGTCGACACCGTACTCAACGAGCAATCGGCACTGGTCAATGTCCAGGCCTCGGCGCCCGTCGATGAGAGCCCCACGGACGGCACAGTCACCGTCGCCAACGACGATGGCACGGCGACCGCGGCAGGTAGCCTCGGTGAGGATGGCGATCCGATCGAGGACACGAATATCACTGGCGATGAGGACGATCGCACCGGGATCTTCGCGCTGGATGCGGCGGACCTGTTCAACCTGCTGTGCATCCCTCCCCTCGAGCGCGACACCGATCTGCTCGAAGAAACCTGGGCCGATGCGGCCACTTATTGCCAGGCGCGCCGGGCGCTGCTGATCATCGACCCACCGGCCGCCTGGACCGCGACGCCGAGCACCGCAATCGACGAAGCCGAGACCGGTGTCAATGACCTGCGAAACGCGGTGGGAAATGCGTTCGCGATCAACGCTGCAGTCTATTTCCCACGCCTGCGCATGGCCGATCCGTTGTCCGAGAATCGCCTGGCCGAGTTCGCGCCCTGCGGCGCGGTCGCCGGGATCATGGCGCGCACCGATGTACAGCGCGGCGTGTGGAAAGCCCCCGCAGGTCTGGCTGCATCCTTTTCCGGCGTACAGGGCTTCAGCTACACCATGACCGACCGGCAGAACGGCGTGCTCAACCCCGTGGGCCTGAACTGCCTGCGCACCTTCCCGGTCGCCGGCCATCTGGTCTGGGGCGCGCGCACATTGGCGGGTGCGGACTTGTTGGCCTCCGAATGGAAGTACGTACCGATCCGCCGCCTGGCTTTGTTCCTTGAGGAAAGTCTATTCCGCGGCACCCAGTGGGTCGTGTTCGAACCGAATGACGAGCCGCTGTGGGCGCAGATCCGCCTGAACATCGGCGCCTTCATGCAGGACCTTTTCCGTCAGGGTGCGTTCCAGGGCTCCAGTCCGCGTGATGCCTACTTCGTCAAATGCGACCGTGAAACCACCACGCAGAGCGACATCAACCGCGGGGTGGTGAACATCCTGGTTGGCTTCGCCCCGCTCAAACCCGCCGAGTTCGTGGTCATCAAGCTGCAGCAGATGGCCGGGCAGATCGACGTCTAGGAGAACCAGACCATGGCTCAGTTCAGCGCCAACGCACAGCGTTTCGATCCGTACAAGAACTTCAAATTCCGGGTGAAGTGGGACGGCCGCTACGTGGCCGGCATCAGCAAGGTCGGCGCCCTCAAACGCAGTACCGAAATGGTCGAGCATCGTGAAGGTGGTGACCCCTCCACCTCACGCAAATCGCCCGGTCGCACCAAGTTCGAGGCCATCACCCTGGAGCGTGGTGTTACCCACGACACCGAGTTCGAAAAGTGGGCCAACAAGGTGTGGAATTTCGGCGCAGGCCTCGGCGCTGAGGTGTCACTGAAGGACTTCCGCAAGGACCTGATCATCGAGGTGTACAACGAGGCCGGCCAACTCGCCCTCGCCTACAAGGTGTTCCGCTGCTGGGTGTCGGAGTTCCAGGCCCTGCCGGACCTGGACGCCAACGCCAACGCAGTGGCCATCCAGACCATCAAGCTCGAAAACGAGGGCTGGGAGCGTGACTACGACGTGACCGAGCCCACCGAACCCAGCTACACCGAGCCGGCCTGAGCAACATGTTGCCTCTCACCTCCTCGCGCCTGCTGGCGCTCTGGGAACACGGCGCGCCGCGCCATCCGCTCGACCGTGCGTTGTTGTTGTTCGCCCAGGCCGCGCCGGACATTCCGGCCGAACAACTGGCCGACCGGCCGCTCGGCGAATGCAACGCGGCGCTCATGCGGCTGCGCTGGAGCAGTTTTGGCATCCGCGTGGCGCTCTGGCTGGATTGCCCGGCCTGTGGCGAACGTATGGAGTTCGAGCTGATGCCGGATCAGTTGCCAGACATGCAGCCACCTCCCGAGTCCATCGAGGTGGCCGGGCAGCGTTTTCGTTGCCCGACCAGCCGCGACCTGGCGCGCGTCGCCCATATGGCCGATATGGAACTGGCGGCTGAGCAGTTGCTGCTGGGATGTGCCGGAAATTCCGAGGTGCCCGGCATTCCACGCGAGCAGATCGAAGGCGCGCTGGAGAGTGCCGACCCCTGGGCCGACCTATCGCTAGCCTTCCAGTGCCCCGCTTGTGGCCGAGATGGCGAGGCCGGTTTCGACGTGGCGAGCTACCTGTGGGAGGAAGTCGATGTCAGCGCCCGCCAGCTGCTGAACGAGGTACATCTGCTAGCCCAGGCCTATGGCTGGAGCGAGGCGGAGATCCTGGCCTTGAGCCCCGCGCGGCGAAGCGCCTATCTGGCGAGGGTGGCGCCATGAACGGTCTATTCACCCGTCTCGCAGCGCAGGCCAGCGGAAAGCGCGCGGCGATACTGCACTCACCGGCTGCACTGCCTTATCGCGGCGCCCCCGAGCAGCCATCACTGGAATACGCCCCCATAGCGTTGCCGGAGACGCCTGGGGCGTCATTGGAACAACCTTCGAGGCCACTGGCGCCGAGTCACCAAGCCATCCTCGATCAGCCGGCGATGCCAGCTGGCAGTGAAATAAATGCGCGGGATGCCATCCATGCTCGACCCTCTCCGGCGGGAGTCATCGCGCCGGAAGCACCGGCCGACATCGTCTTGCCCGACCCGTTTACACCACTCCGGCAACCCACTTCGGGGGCAGCCGATGCA